CTGATGGTTCGCCATATATTCTCTTTAAAATATACGAAACAGTAACTGGATCAGTTCAAGTAAGTGATGCAACAACGCAATCAATCCGAACTGGCGCTCAAAGCCTGGGAGCTGCTACAGCCGCCATTACTGCTGCAATTCCTGCAGGAGAAGAACTAGCTGCAACTGCGATAGGTGCAGCAGCTGGTGGAGTCGTTGGTGGTGTTGTTGGATTGGCGGCAACAACTGGACCTGGTCAAAATACGATTATTTCGGCTGGACAGGCATTATTTGGCACTGATGTTAATATCATTTCTAGATCAAAAGAACTTGTAAAGAGTTTTGCACTAAAACGTAACATTGAACAACTTCAACTGGGAATTGCTCTGTTTATGCCAGATGGAATCAACACCAGTTACGACAATGAGTATGAGGCTCTATCGTTAACAGCTACTCTCGGCGCAGTTGGTTTCGGCGCGCAGGCACTAGCCTCAAAGGGTGGTTCTGTTGATCAAACTAATGCATTTATTGCAGAAGCTGCAGGAAGCATTCTAAGTAGAATTGCTGGCAATGAAGATTTAACAAAGTTGGGAGTTTTTGCCACAACGGGTCGAGTTATTAATCCGCAACTAGAAATGCTTTATACATCTCCAGTTCTTCGTAAATTCACCTTCGACTTCAGAATGATCCCAAGAAATGCAGTAGAAGCTGAGTTGATACGAGCCATTATATTCCATTTAAAATATTTCGCATCTCCAACTATTCCAGATAATTCAACAGGTCGATACTTCATTCCTCCTGCCCAATTTGAAATCGAATTTTATGACGGTCGAAATAATATGAACGATTTCTTATTTAAGACTAAAAAGTGTGTTTTATCTGGAATCAATGTTGATTATTCCCCAAACGGGTTTGCAACATTTAAAGATGGTGCACCAGTTGAAACGCGACTTCAACTAACATTCCAAGAAACAGTTATTATCGACAGAGCAGCTGTTGCTGGAGGCTTCTGATGTTTTTTAGAGAGTTTCCAAAAACTTTATATTCGTTTGATTTTAAGAATGATAGTCCAACTGTCATTGCAAATATCTTCTCGCGATTTAAAATCCGCAGTAATGTTCTAAACAATACAGTGGCGTTTTATAAGTATCAATTGCAAGAAGGTGATACGCCTGAAATTGTAGCGTACCAACAGTATGGTGATGCTTCCTATCATTGGGTCATCTGTATGGTTAATGATTTAATCGATCCGCATTTTGATTTTCCTCTAACGACAGATGCATTGGAAAGAAAAATCATCAAGCAATATGGGTATTCAACTATCGCAAATGCATATTCTGAAATCCATCATTATGAATTAGAGCAAGAAAAAACATATTCAGAAGTGAATGGTCTAACGAAGACTACAACTGAAAATCATATCGTAACGCTAAATCAATATGATTATACTTCAAATACTTTGATTTTAAATAATGTAAATACTCCAACCACTGAGGTATATACATTTAGATCCAATAATGCAGATCCAAATACAGCAGTGACTTCGACGTTAACAATTAAGTCATCATATAAAGCTGTTTATGTTTATAATTATGAGACTGAAGTAAATGATAACAAACGTCAAATTAAATTGCTCAAACAATCGTATATCCAACCATTAATTAATGAACTCGGAACAGTATTGAATGGCTGATATTAATAATAATACATCCACTAAAGATGTTTTAATTCATGAACTGAGTATTATCAATTCTCTTGGTGAGATAAAAGATATTACAAGTTTGTTCAATGTGATCAATATCTACGAAGATGTGTTTATGCCTGTTGTGAGCGGATCGATTCAATTAATCGATGGCGTTGATTTGTTTTCAAGTATGGGACTGCACGGTAATGAGTATCTTTATATCTCATTTAGTCGTCCAGGAGAAAGCGCATCTAATCAACGATACAAAAGAACTTTTCGAATTTATAAAGCAACAGAACGAAAACCAGCGGGTCGATCACAGGCTCAATCGTATGTACTCCACTTTTGTTCAGAAGAATTGGTTTTCTCGAATCAATTAACATTGTCTAGAAAATTACGTGGAAAAAATGCTCGAGATCACGCTGCTAACATTTGTGTGAATGATCTTAAAGTTAATAAAAAGAAATTGAGTTCGGAGAATTTTGAAAATTCGTTTGGCTCAACCGACTTTATGCTCACTCGGTATAAACCATTAGAAGCATTAGAATATCTTGCATCTCAATCTTATAACGAAAACAGCTCAACGTTTGTGTTCTTTGAAAACAGAGATGGATTTAATTTCATATCTTTAGAAGGTCTCTTCAAGAGAGAAGTCATCGCAAAGATAAATTTTAACACTGCCAAACTAACTCAAGATCAATTAACTGCAGCATCTTTAAATGCAAATGATGTTAATGATTTTCGATTTAACTCGAGTTTTGATGTTCTATCGAATACAAAAAATTCTGCATACACTGGACGCTTATTCACACTTGATTTGATTACGCAAAAATATGTAAGAAATGATTATTCTCTAGTGAATGCATCTAATAGACAAATTATGATGGACGGATTCTTTCCATTAAATAATGCAAAGAATAGAAATGAAAAAACCATTTATGAAGAATATGACACTCAAATAGATTACTGGCTAACTAATAAAGGTCAGACAAATAATCCATATTTCATTTCAAAGGGATTTAAGATTGTAGAAACAGGTATTGAGAAAACACTGATGCAACGAAGAATTCAGATTAATCTTCTTCGCAGCACAGAACTCAATTGTATTGTTCCAGGCAATCCATTTTATTCCGCAGGATATCTTGTTGAGTTTGATATGCCAGCATTTATTCCAAATAACGAAAGCGAAAGAAATATTGACCCATATCATTCAGGCAAATATCTAATTACGGGTGTGCGACACACAATCACTCCTTCTGACGGTCTTCAAACAGTACTAACATTATGTAAGAATTCTATTGCTGCGCCATTTGATTTGGCAACAGATAGAGAAGAATTTAGAAAAGCGAGAAGTTTCTAATGAATCAAAATTTTTTAGGATTAGGTGATTTTGTTTGGTGGTTTGGTATTGTGGAAAATCGAATAGATCCACTTGAACTTGGTCGTTGCCAGATCCGTTGTTTTGGTTGGCATACTAATGATGTTAACCAAATTCCAATTTCTGAACTTCCATGGGCGCATCCTGTCGTTCCATATGGTGTGAAGGCTGTTCAGCCACCAACTGAAGGAACAATGGTATTTGGATTTTTTGCTGATGGGAAAGCGGGTCAATATCCAATTATTCTTGGAACTGTTCCAGGTATTCCTGAAGAACTTTTAGATAGAGATCTCGGATTTACCGATCCAATGAGCGTTGCTTCAAAACGCAATGCTGCTATGCCTCGTAAATTGAATACTGGAACAACTAAACTTGGTAAAGACACAAAAGGTATTCGAATTGAAGACGAAGATCCATCAAGATATCCAAAATATTTAAATGAACCAACAACATCACGACTCTCAAGACCAGTTCGTGGTGAAAAGGATGGTAAATTTGATGGTGTGACAAATGAATCTATTGCCAATACAACGATAGACATACAGAGAAAAACAAGAGTTGTTAATATCCCTACTATCGTTGGATCATGGGATGAAGCCTACCCAACCTATGCAGCTAAATTTCCATACAACCATGCCACTGAAACTGAGTCTGGACATGCTTTTGAACTTGATGACACTTATGGATATGAAAGAGTACAATTATCTCACAGAACTGGCACCACTTTAGAATTTGCGAACACAGGTTCAGTTAAATTGAAATCAATGTCTAGTCGTCAAGATATTACGATGGGCGATCAACGAACTTATGTTAATGGAAATAAATATGAAACGATTGACGGAGACTTTTATCTCCAGGTCGGAGGTAAACTTCGTATTTCTGCGAAATCTATCGAAATTGTTTCAGGATCTGGTACTGTTATTTCTGCGCCGCAGGGTATATCAATAGCAGGTGGGCAATCAGTCAGTGTTACTGGATTATCAGTTGGCATGTCAGGTTTAATGGCGTCAGTTTCTGGTCTGAAGACAGATGTTAGTGGCAACATGGCTTTAAGGGTGTCTGGTGGCGTTGTTTCTGCTAAAGGTGTAACTGCAATTTCTATTGATGCACCATTCGTTAATACTGGCGGATTTAATAACCGACAAGGAATAGAAAGTATTAATTCTTGTATTCCTAATCCAGTCCCAGAAATTCCACCAAATCCAGAAATACCATTACCAGGACTCGGACAACCAATTTCGTTTGCTGATGCTACAAGTGCAGGTCAAGCTGCGGCTGATGCATTTGCAGCATCTCAATCGATTAGTGGGATTTAAATGGGATCAGGAATAGAAATTTTACGCCGTCAGCAACGAGTAAAGGCAGAATTATCTGGCGAGAACTTTGCGGCGAATGGTGTGTATAATCTTGGCGATGAAATAGCGCCTTATGTGCCTTCTGTTGCACCATTTGCTCCAGGAGATGCATTCTCACCAAAGGTGCAACAAGAAACTGAACAACAAACTACTTTTCGTATTTTGCAAGGTGAGGACAATTCTCAATATTTACCAATAACGACTGGGGCTAATTCTATAGTCACATTTGAAAATGGAAGACCTAATGTTTCAATTAGTTTTCCAACAGAATCCTACACTGATATTGCAAATAATATTATCCAAGCAATTCTCAATGGAGAACAGCCTAAATTGCCACCAAATATTAGAACTTTTAGTTCAGTAGTTCCACCCAGAGATTCTAGCGCGGATAGAGGAGCAGCCGCAAATATCGCTTCACCATTGAGTAATGCAACTCCTAATACCACCACTACAACAACCGAAAAGACTCAAATTAGGCTTAATGGATTCTAATAAATATGTGTATGGAAATTAATGCATTACACACTCTTCAAATGCTTGAAGATAAAATGGTAAAATTGATACCTCTTTCTGAAGAAGATAAAATCTTTTTGATCAGAAATAATATGCAAGAAAGAATAGAAGCCCATAAAACATATCTTGGCGCAATGCAAAAAGCAAAAGATACTGAAGAACACTATAGAAAAGTTTATGGTAATGACATCATAGACAAATTGATTAGAGGTATGCCGCTTTCATAAGTTTAAGTAAAATCATCAAAATCATCCTCTGTCTCATCGGAGGATTACCATTACTGCAGACATTAGCCTTGATGTTTTCCTGCGTTCCCATTCCATTTGTCAAAAATGGTGGATTGAATTTCGCATCAACTAAATTTGGTAAATTTCTTATTGACATGAAGAAATGGTTTGATTCGAGAGCCGACATTGTTTCCAATTTTTTCAAACAATATTTTAGAAATCCACTTGTTGATGCATTTACAGAATTTAAGAACACTGTCCTTGATCCTCTAGATAAAGCACTAGCATCACCATTTGAATCTCTTAATAATGAAATTGATGGCTATATTGGTAATGATTATGCAGGATTAAAATCAACATTCCCATACCTCGCAGGTAATGGAGTTGGTAGTATTCAAGCAACATTTGATGCACTAGAAACATCTCTTGGAGCTGCGCAAAACTTTGCTGATAACTATCAAATTGGTCCATTTACTCTCGGTAGATTGGCAACAATTGCGCAAAATTCATCACTTCAAGCGAGTTTGCAAAATTTTAGAGACCATACTGACGCACTCTCTGGCGTAAAGTCTACTATGGCTTATGAATTGGTTCCTTTATATGGTAATGTTGTTTCTGTTGGTGCTTCTGTAAGCATTGCGTCTAGCAATGTTGTAACGCCAAATTTATACGCGACGGCATATCCTAAAGTTGATTATGGCGATACAATTATCATTGACTCACAAACTAAGATCGTAACAGAAAAGGTATTTACTGCCCATGCTTCTGGCACAGTCTCTGTTGATGTTTCTACCAATAATGTGAAGGTAATAACTGCAAGCACAGGAACGCTGAATCTGTTAAATTGTTTACTGTCGGTATCGGGAACAATTAATCTCAATTCAAGTATGTTCATCACTGTAAACAATGTTATTAGACGAATTGAATCAATTAACTCCGCTGGAGATTATCTAACAGTAGATGTTGCGTTCGATAATTCTGTGACTGGAGCGCAATTATTTAAAGAAACATCATTTATCGTAAACAGCGCATTCACCACAACGACAACAAATCAAACAGTTTATGTTAAATCTGCGTTTATTGCAAATTCAGAGTGCTTGGATGATACAATCACTGGCAACGGAACTTCGTGGCTAACTCAACTGGAAGTTGGGGATAAGATTATCTACGATACTAGAGAATTCTTCGTTGAAGAATTGACAGATACGACCATAAAGGTTGATGATACTCTCAGATTAACCAAGAATTTCGCAGTCTACAAAGTTAATAATGAAATTGAAGTGTCAGGATTTAGTGAAGATATCGATCCAGACGAAATCATTAATGGCTTTACGATGATTGAAACAATGACTGGTGATCCTAACTTCATGAAGGGGGTCACATCTAAAGTCCGACTTGCGAATGGAAAATACACCTCTGTTGCAACAGAAAATCCTACCGATGCTGCGCAAGCACTCTTTAAGAAAGAGTTATTGCAAGATGCTAAAGATGCATTAAAGCGAATGAAGTATGAACTTAACGATGCTAAACTTCGCGGATTAAGCGAGGCGCAGGTAACAACTGCAGTTAATGGAGCTATTTCTAGATTCTTAAATGTTAGAAATGATCTTGAAGCAGTCATCGCGCGAGATAAACAAATTATTAAAAACGTTAAGAACTTCGTTAACGCATTAGGCAAACTCTTCTCATTGTCTTGCGGTAAGAAGAAACGAAACAAGGGTGACACATCTTCTGATGATTATCTAAATGTCATTATTGTGCCATATGCTCCAGAAGATGGATGTGATGCCACAACAGGAAATTTTATCGATACTCTAGATGACTTCGACGGTGAGTTTAACCAAGATTCAGTGACTTCACCAGTTGTTGATTCAAATACTGCAATTGCCGCAACTGATGCGTTTAATGGCTCTGATACTATAATTGGTCTACCAGGTCAGTTCAACGGTCCAGATACTGGAACAGAAAGTAATGTTGATATCGATGATCGTGATCCAGATGTCAATGTTCCAGAAGATCCATGCGCTAAACCTTGCTAAATATAAAAAACTGATAGGTTGTAGATGTCTCTAGAAGTACGCACATATAAAGATTTAGATTTAAATTTTACTGCACACCCAGTTACGAAAGATGTTGTTAAAAGAACTGGAAATGCGGCAATAATCGGTGCACTTCGCAATTTGATATTGACAAATTTGTATGAGAAGCCATTTCAACCAACGTTTGGATCTAGGATTCGCAACTTATTATTCGAAGATATTTCGTTTATCACCGCAAATATGCTTCAATCCGAGATTCAATCGGTTATACAAAACTTCGAACCGCGTGTTTCTGTTGATGCTATTAGAGTAGAGGCTCAACCAGAAGAAAATCGTTATGCTGTGACACTCAGATTTTACATTAATAATCTACAAAATCCAGTAACAATAAATCTATTCCTCGAGAAGGTCCGCTAATGGCTAATGTTGACCAAAAATTAACGATTTCTGAACTCGATTTCAGCGATATTAAGACTAATTTAAAGAATTTTCTTCGAGATCAACAAGAATTTAGCGATTTTGACTTCGAAGCTGCTGGAATCAACGTTCTTCTTGACATTTTAGCGTACAATACACACTATATGGCGTTCTACAATAACATGATCGCCAACGAAATGTTCCTCGACACTGCTCTTTTACGTGATTCAGTCGTTTCTCATGCTAAAATGCTTGGTTACACACCTGTTTCTGCTACTTCTGCGCGTGCAAAGATAAATCTACAGATTCTTCGCCCACAAGGTAACACACAAACTACTTTAACTCTTCCAAAATATACTAGATTGCAATCTGAAGCCATCGATTCAACGTCTTATACGTTCGTGAATCGTACTACGGCTGTTGCAACCTATGATCAAACCTGTAATCGCTTTTGTTTCGACGATTTATACATCTATCAAGGTCAACCTCTATCATATACGTTCACCTATGACTCCACAAGCAATCCAGAACAGGGATTCGAACTTCCAGACGCTGGAATTGACACCGCATCTTTAGAAGTAATTGTTCAAGAATCGTTAACAAGTTTGCGTTCTGAGAAATATATTTTTGCTCCAAAAGCCACTTCAACATCAAACACATCAGCTGTGTATTTTCTAGATGAGGTACGTGGAGGCAAGTATAAAATCTATTTCGGTGATGGTGTAATTGGTAAATCTCTCACAAACGGAAACGTTGTGATCATCACTTATCTTAAAACAGATGGTGCGGTAGCCAATAAAGCAAATGCATTTACACTGGTTCAGCCTGTGGGTGGATTTACAAATGCGATTGTTTACCCTCAAGTTGCTGCTGCTGGTGGATCTTCAGTAGAAGCACTTGAGCGTGTTAGATACGCTGCAACAAAATCATTTGCATCTAACAATCGTGGTGTCACAAAAGACGATATCATTGCATTGATCAATCGCAACTATCCATACTTCGAAGCAGTGAATGTTTGGGGTGGTGAAGAGAATATTCCGCCAGTTTATGGTAAAGTTTATATTGCTGCAAAACCAAGCAATGGATACGAAATTACAGAATCAGAAAAACTAACTGTTATCAACGAAGTTATTAAACCAGTTTCTGTTGTCACTGTTATTCCAGAATTTGTTGACGTGGATTACAACTATCTCAATATTTTTGCAGAAGTGTTCTACGATCCAACGAAAACAAACCTTTCGCAAGATGGAATCTCTGCGACTGTTCGAAATGCAATTGTCGCTTACAAGAATGCAGACCTCGACAATTTCAACAGTCGATTTAAACTATCGAAGCTGCTTCGATATATTGACGACTCCAATATCTCTATCAACTATTCCGATGCGATTGCAACGATTGAAAAGAGATTAGTCCCACAAGTGGGAGCTGCAAGAAATTATACATTGAATTTCGGCACATCTTTATCTCGAGAAGATCCAAAATATCGAATTTACTCAACTCCAGCATTCACAAAATTCGATTCAGAAGGTGCTCTTCGTAAGTGTTTCTTAGAAGAAACACCTGGAACATCTTCTGGCATTGAAGCAATTGAGATTGTTGCTGCACCAACTTCTTATCTTTCTCCACCAACTCTATCAATTGTTGGAGATGGATTCGGTGCCAATGCATATCCGATTGTTGTGAATGGTAGAATTACTGAGATTGTCGTAGATAATCCTGGCGTCAATTATACCACAGCAACTGTGACAATGTATTATCAAGACGAATTTGATGGAACTGGCAATTTTAATCCTGTTCTTCAAGGTCGTTATGGCATTCTTCGTAGTTTCTTCTTTGATGATAATAACGTAAAGACAGTTCTGAATCCAGAGGCTGGAACAATTGATTATAAGTTAGGAACAATCACTTTGAGAGAGTTTGATCCAGTTGCAATTGAAGATCCTCTAAAGATTTTAAGAATCGTTGGTAAACCAGATACAAATAATTTTGAATCTGCACGAAGCCGCATTATCACAATTGATGACGAAGATGTCTCATCAATCAGTGTTAACGTAAAGACTATTGATTAATGTTTGCAAATAATTACATTTCAACAATTGTAGAAAGTCAGCTTCCTGACTTTATAGTCGCAGATCACCCAAAATTCGTAACGCTTCTCAAGAAGTATTACGAATATATGGAACAATCCAATAAAACTCTTGATGTTGGTAAAAAACTCTATGATTTCATGGATGTTGATACAACAAGAGATGATTTGATTAAGTATATCAAAGGCAAGTTTATTCCAAATTTCCCAGATAGCACTGAACTTTCTCCTGAAAAAATCATTAAGGCATCACGTGAATTTTACTCTATAAAGGGCACTCCAGACTCATTCAAGTTTCTTTTTAGAGTTCTTTATAATCAAGAAATTGAAATTTATTTTCCAAAACAAGATGTTCTTCGTGCATCTGATGGTAAATGGAAACTTCCACAAGCATTGCGTCTAGCATTCAATGACACTCTCACATTAGTCGAGGGTGGAAATGTTAATGTGTTTGCAGTTACTGCGAATACAGTTACAGCAAACGGATTTAATCTTGTTTCTGCTGGAATCACATCAAATTCATTTATTCATATTGGTACAGAAAAGCGTCTTGTCCAAAATGTGAATGCGCAAGGATTGTTTTTAACAGTCTCAATTCCATTTGCAAATGTTTACAATACTGCATTAGAAACATATGAAACTCAGACATTTAATTCTGAGAAATTATACAAAGTTACTCCAAGCGAATATTCTGGATTTGATATTAATCTATTAGAACGTCGTCGCGGTGTTGGTGAAGAATCTCGTACTTCTTTTATTATTGAAAGAGCAATACGATCAATTGATAAAGAAACAGGTAGAGAAGTTATTGAGTTATATGTTTCAAATGTAACTCGTATATTCGAAGCTGGTGAATATGTTTTAATTGATTACGTTGATGAGAATGGTGACACTCAGACGTTTAGATCAAAAATTATTTCTCTAATTTCTAATCTAAGATTATTCCGAAATAGATTGGGAATTGTTCAGACAGGTCGTCGGTATAAATCTGGCGATCCAGTTGTATTTGCTGGTGGATTGGCTGACACCCCAGAAGCAGAAAAGGCAATTGCAGTTGTAAACAATGTTTCTACTGGTACAATTGATTCGGTCAGTGTCACTGGAAAAGGTTATTACTTTAGAGAATTTGCGAATTCTTTAATTCGTATCAATTCAAATACTGGTATTGGTGCAAATGTTATTGTTGATCGTATTTGGGATGATATTCCAGCAAACGCGAACAACTTTTCATTTTGCACAGATGCAATTGTCTACAAACGAGACATTGCAATCAACTCGAGCAATGGTTACGATTTTGACAATGTTCCTGGCGTTATTAATTTAACAACAGGTTCTGGTAACAGTACAACAACTGTTAACTTAAACACTGCTACATTTTTAGCAAGTTCAACTGACGATTACTATAACTCATATGTTCTTCAGATCGTAGGTGGAACTGGTGTCGGCGGATCTCCAAATAGAGCAACGATTACTGACTACAATGGCACAACTAAAGTTGCAACTCTTGGAACCGCACTTGGAACTGCTCCAGACGCAACAAGTAATGTAAAGATTTTTGCAAATGCTCAAACTCAAATTGGTCGAGCATTTACATACGACTCAATCACTCTTGGTGCAATTCGCTCTGTTTTTCTTGAAGATGGCGGGTCGTTCTTTGAAGAACCACCAACATTCGAAACCATTTCTGTCTTTGATACTGACTATTCAATCGATGAAGGATTCATGTCTATTCCTGCGGGTCAGTTCTCGGGATATAATCGCACAGGATTGCCATATCCATCTATTCGTTTGAGTTCATCAAATTCTTCTTATAGTTTGGCAAACGGCTTTTATACTGGCTGTAGATTGTTCCTAGATGTTGGTCAAACTGACCATTATGCCAATGTCGTTGATTATGTCGTAACAAATCCAGGCACATCTGCAAATGTTAAGACAGTATATCTTGACAGAGCATTTGAAAATAACATCAACTCAACGAATATTCTTCGCTTTAGATTGTTTATGGACTTCCGCCAAAATGTCCGCAACACAGGTCAGATTGGTATTATTTTGGTTAAGAAAGGTGGTACTGGCTATAGCAATAGCGATATGGTTGAATTTGTTGGAACTGGGTATGGTGGGACAGCAACAATTCAAACTGGTGCAAATGGATCAATTGTAGCAGTTAATCTTGGAAATCGTGGTGAAGGTTATGTTGCAATGCCAACAATTAGAGTTTGGGATTCAACAGGAGCAAATTTATCACTAGGATCAGATGCTGAATTCGAAGTTATTGGATTGAGTGATGGTGAAGAACTAACTGCAGAAACATCAGACATTGGACGTATTGAAAACTTTACAATTATTAGTCGTGGATTTGACTACGAAGCAACACCAAATGCTTCTCTCAAGATCGTGGATATTCTAACAGATAATCTACCACCAGCATCTGTTGTTATTGCAGGAAATAGAGTTTGGCAAGGAAACGTGGCTTCAAATGCAAACTCAACATTCTCTGCTATTGTTGATGCGTCGTTTAGACCAGATGGGACAAATACAGTAGTTCGCCTTTATGACTATAATGGCTTGCTTAACACTTCTCTCCCATTAAATATTAATACTGCAACGGGAAATGTTACAGTAAATCTATCAACGCAAAATGCAATCATATCATTCCTTGGTATTAATGATGCTGTTGAGAGAAAATACCCACACTTTTATGGTGACGGTAAGGCGAAAGCCAACGCAGAATTCTTGGCTGGTTTGATCAAGTATGATGGATTCTATCTGAACACAGACGGATTTATCAGCGCTGACAAGAAACTGCAAGATAAAGATTATTATCACAATTTCTCTTATGAGATTCAATCAGAGAAATCATTAGACGAATATAAAGAAACTATTTTCCGTCTTGCGCATCCAGCTGGAATGGATCTGAAATCTAAATTTGTCATTAAAGACACACAAGACGATATCATCACAATTAAGAGTAATACATTTACTCAAAATTCTATTGGAACTACAAATGTGAATACAAGTTATACGAGCAACATCGTATATGGTAACACATCTGCCTTCTTGAGTAACGTGAATGTTGGTGATATAATCATCATAAATAGTACAGAAACTGCTTCCCAGAAACAATATTCTCGTATTGTCACAAACGTTGTATCTAACGACATTATTTGGCTAGAATCAGCAATTGGTGGAATTGGCGACGGAAGAGTGAGAATTGTTTCTGGAAATGCAAACGTATTTGTATATGGCAACACATATTCTGTCGGCGAAAGTATTGAAGTTGGTGATAACATCAGTTTCAATATATCTGGTACTGAATACAGAAAAGAAGTAATTGGCGTTTCTGGTAATGTTATTCAAGTAAACACAACAACAGGTCTTGCTAACGCTAACGTTTTATATCGTAAAACTCCAATTTATAACGTAGTTGGTTATAGCATAATTAGAACTAACGGATAAAAAATGCCTTCAATTATCACAAAAGATTTCGGAATTGCAAACGCCATCAATTTTGAGAAGATGATTTCGTTGCCGTTAGCAAATGTGTACATTCTAATGGGACGAGCAATTCCATGGTCAAATGTTTCAAATACTGAACTATATGACGATTCAGAAGTGCCAGATCCATATGACACTGTTGATATGAAAAATTGGATTGCTAGAGATGGTCTAGTAATGGTAAAAATAACAAGTAATGACGTCCAGCCTGTGATTCCAAGAGTCGATTGGGCTAACACGGAAGTCTATGTTCCATACGATCACACGCTAAACACATTCACGAAATCAACAGAAACAAAATATAATGGGAACGTAAATGTTTCCATCTCAACGCTTCAAACTGTCAATTCAGCAACGCTTAATCTTGCATCCGTAAATCCAGTATTGACCGTTGGATCTCTTATCCGCATCGGAGAAGAAACAAAAGAAGTGTGCAATATTCATGCATCTGGCAATTCGTTGACAGTAAATACTCCATTCTTATCTGCTTATACAAATGCAAACTTGTACAAGGTTGTAACAACCACAACGCAATACGCAAACAAGTTTTACGTTAGAAATATCGCAGATCAAGTCTTTAAGTGTATGGACAATAACAGCGGAGCAAACTCAACTGTTATGCCAGAAATCACACTTGGTGGGCAGTTACCTGAAAATCCATTTATTGAAACCTCTGATGGTTATAAGTGGAAGTATATGTACACAATCCCTAACGGATTAAAAAATAAATTTTTCACAGACAAATACATGCCAGTGATTCGAGAACCAATTGTTTTCGAAAATGCTGATAATGGACGTATCGATGTTGTCCAGATTATAAACGGTGGTTCTGGGTATTTCTCTGGTGGTTCTGTTAATAACTACGCTATTGTCGATGTTACGGGTGATGGTGTGGGCGCTAATGTAACTGTTGATGTTACAAATGGTGTAATTACAAATATCAATATTATCGACGGTGGTAACACTTATACCACAGCAACAATAACCGTCGACGACACAATTCAAACTCTTGTGGGTAATACCGCAAATCTCAGAGCAGTAATCTCACCAAGATATGGTCATGGATTTGATCCAGTAAGAGAACTTGGTGGTTCTGATCAAATGATCAGCGTCGATTTTGAAGGTGATCTAAATGGTCTACTTCCAACAGAGGGCGATGGAACTGAGAAAGTTAGACAAATTTCGATTATTAAAGACCCAAAACTTGCAAACGGTGTGTATGCAACTTCTACGGTACACCCGACGTATACTTCTTTGCTAGTATCAAATCCACCTGTAGACTTTGATCACGGACAAATCGTGTATTTTGGATCTAGTTTTGAAACATCTACATTTAATGCCCGAGTAATTCACTTCGATAATAATACAAATACGTTGTATATTAATCGTATTGTCGGAAACGTCTCTCAGATTGTTTCAGAAACTATTTACGAAAAAGATAATCCCTCAGCAGCGGCACGAGTATTTTCTGTGACAGAACCCGATATAAATATCTTCACTGGGGAAGTGTTGTTTATTGAGAACAAATCACCAATCATTCGTTCCCCAAATCAGACAGAAACCGTCAAATTAGTTGTCGAATTTTAAAGAATAGGTAGCATCCATGGCAGATTTTAATGCAGAACCATATTGGGACGATTTTGAGGCGACAAATGGTGCGTTTGAGCAAAACTACATGCGCATCTTGTTTCGTCCAGGATATGCAGTTCAGGCTCGCGAATTAACCCAGATTCAGTCGATCCTTCAAAATCAGATCAAACAGTTTGGCGATCATATCTTCAAAGATGGCTCACCAGTTATCGGTGGACACTTAACGCTCGACACTGGAATCAGTTATGTTAAACTTGAACAACAATTTAACGGTATCGACATCGACCTAGAAGACTTCATTGGTCTTACAGTATTCAATTCAGGTAGTCCAAAAACTCGTGCAAAAGTAATTCAGACCTTTTCTTCGACAACAGATAGAACTCTTCTTGTTCGTTATCTACGAGGAAGTTCGTTCACAACCACACAAACGATCTCAACTGCGGGTGGTTCTTCTGCAAACACTATTTCTGCAAATGCAACTGGAACTGGATCTGTTGTTTCAATTAACGAAGGCATTTTCTACGTCGATGGATTCTTCGTTAGAGTTGCTCCACAAACGATCGTTCTAGATTCATATTCAAGCGCACCAACATATCGTATTGGTTTGCAAATCAACGATGAAATTATCACAGAGTCGATCGACAATGCATTGTTAGACCCAGCTCAAGAATCATTTAACTATCAAGCTCCTGGTGCGCATCGTTATCAGTTCAGTTTAGATCTCACAAAGAGAACACTTGACTCGATTGATGATCGTCGTTTCTTTGAATTGCTTCGTGTAGAAAATGGAGTGGTTACAAAACAAGTAAGTTATCCAATTTATTCAGAATTAGAAAAAACACTTGCGCGCCGCACCTTCGATGAGTCAGGAAACTATGTTGTAAAACCATTCCGCGTCAATCTGTCAGCAAATACTCCAATTGGAGCTGCTGAAAATACATCAACATTTATTGTTAATGTTGAGCCAGGAAAAGGCTATGTGCGCGGATTTGAATACGAAACAGTTGGAACAGTTAAACTTCCATCAACAAGAGCAAGAACAACTCGTTCAAGCAAAGATTATGACTTGAGCATATTCTATGGAAATAGAATTCAGTTGGACAATGTCTTTGGTAGTGCAAATGGTGTTGTGTTTGCTGGCGGTCTCGAGAAGGTAGATATACACTGCGTTGCAAATAACGGCGTTGTATTGAATGGCAATACAGCAAATTATTATGCTACACGAATTGGTACTGCTCGAATTCGTAACTTTGATCGCACAAGTGCAACGACAACCTACTTCACATACTTAACTGAAGTTGATTTCCAACCAATCACAACAGTTACCGTCGCAAATGCTGAAAATACAAAATCAGTGAACCTTGCATCGTATTTCTCACCAGTAAATAATGCATATGTAAATGGTATTGTGACGCTGGTAAACACAACTGGCGCAGTCGGAAACTCAGCAAAAATTATTCACTATAATGGTTCAACGAAAGTTGCTGTTGTAGATAAAGATTTTAAGTCAACAGTAGTCTCTGGCGATCAGATCTCTATTTCAATGCCTCTTGCAACTGCAAATGCATTTATCGTTCCAAACCCAAGCACCTTTGCTACTGCAAATTTACAAGCAAATGTTGCAATAACAAGCAAAGATGCTCTCGGAGCAGCATCTATTCAAGACGCTTCATATGACAGCATGGTCTTCAGACTTCCAAATGATTACATCAAATGGGATAGTGATACGAGTGTCGATTTCTATAGAAGATATATTCTCCGCAATCAATCATTTGCTTCAAATGGTGCAATTACGATTGGTTTGACAGGAAGCGAAACATTTGATTTTGGAACTAATGGACAACTTGTTTCTGATGCGGATATTCTAGAAAATATCATTGTTGTTCCAACTTCTGGTGCAAACACAGGAACAATTCGCGATTTAACAGATGGAGCTGCTAACGTATTCAGAACTTCTGATCAATCTATCACAATTTATACTAATAACGGATCAGGTACTTCATTCACTGGTGACGTCTACTTAACAACACAAATCACAAATGCGAATGGTAACTATCGTCGAGTTAAATCTCTTGTAGCATCAAATGCTGCTCTAACTGTCCATGATACTCTTGCATCAGCAACAGCAGTTACTGGTTTCTCTGAAGTGCTAATTAATTCATCAAACGGCATTGTTTGGTTTACAAGTGCAAACGTTGTGAGCAAAATTCCAGATGTGAAACAATCACTGTTCTTATCAGACGTCGTTCGAATTAATAAGGTTTATGATTCAGCAAATGTTTCTCATGCTCCAAATACTACGAACATGGTTGATATTACAGAGCGTTTTGCGTTTGATAGCGGTCAGCGCGATGGATATTATGATCATGGATCAATTGTTTTGCGTCCAGGCGCACAACCTCCATCTGGTCAGACAGTAGTTCTTCTTGATTACTTCACACACTCTGGCTCTGGATATCTCTCAGCCAAGTCATATGCAAATACGCTATATGAAACTGAGCAAATTCCAATCTATAAAAATTCAAAGGGCGATCTTGTAAATCTTAGAGATTCCATCGATATGCGCCCATTGCGCTCTTCTGGTCTTGTCGTTGATCCATACTTTAAGACAAACGTCAACGCCAGAGTTAATGTTTCTTCTGGTGGCTATACTGTTACAGCAAACCTATCATTAAGCGGAAATGTTCTTGCGCCACCAGTTGTTACTGGAACTATGATCAAGGTTAATGGTCAGATGCGCACTGTAAATGCAGTTATCAATGCGACAGCAGTAACTGTAAGCGCACCATTTACTGCTGCTGCAACAAACACTCACATCGAAATCATTACACCAAATCTTCAATTGACTGGTGGTATTATTCAACGTCCAACCGATTCAATGGAATTGGACTATGAATTCTACTTGCCACGTATTGACAAGTTGGTTGTAACAAAGGATAAAGAGTTTAAGGTTCTTTCAGGAATTCCATCACTAGTTCCACAAGAACCATTTGAAGATACAAACTCAATGGCAATCTATACGATGTACATTCCACCGTATACTGCCTCTGTTCGTTCAATTGACTTGCGTTTCATTGAAAACCGTCGATACACAATGAAGGATATTGCTCGTATCGATGATCGAGTAAAGGCAATTGAAGAATATGTTAAGTTGAAGGAATCAGAAAGCGAAGTCATTAACGATCCACCAAAATCACCAGAAACACCAACAATTAATAAGCCAATCTATGGAACAATTGTTGATGAATTTAATGATATGACAATCGTTGACATGTCAAATGATTTTGCATGTTCAATTGAAAATGGATTGTTATCTTGCTTCAGAGACATTAAAAACTATGCTCTGTCGCCAAAAACACCATTTGCAACAAATGTTCGCGATAAGTTTGTGACTCTACCATTTACTGAAACATCAATGGTGAGCCAGAGTTTGTATACGAATACAAAGAGTGAAATTGTTCAGACTGCAATTATTGCGAAGTTCGAAGGGTTTGCAGCTCTAACACCTGAAAGTGATTACTTCTATTCTCTTGAACATCAACCAGAAGTTCTGAATGCATTTGGTAGAAAAGTTGATGTTCCGCAAAAACCAAAAGAAGAAGATCAAGTTATTGACGAAACATATGTTCAACAAATTGGTGGCGGTGGATACTTCAAGTCTGCAGATTATGTTGTAAGCGGATCAAGCGAACAAGTGCAAAATCAGTATACAATTCCTGTTCCAGCATACACCAATTTGCCAACAGACTTTGAACCAATCTATACTCAACCGTTAAATATCTATCAAGCAGGATTTAATCCATTCACAGCATTGAATTCAAACTGGACTGGGGACACTAATCCTGCGCTAATAGATAATATTAATTACTTTGAAGGATGGAATTTAAATAATTCCTTGTCCGCTGGTGGCGGAACGTTATCATTATTAAACTCTGACGTATCATCAGAATTCTAATTAGGTAGAAAAATATGGGCAATCCCGTTCATTTAAGAAATAGACCACGCATCGGTTCAGCAGAGGCTGAATTGCCTCGATTTATCGATCGAGATGATCCAATCACAGTTGGATCAACGACTGGTCTTGCACCATTTATTCGAGAAAATGATGTTAACTTTGCAATTACCAATTTAAAACCAGGTAACGATGCGAATATTTTCTTCGATGAAGTTCGTGTGAATGATTTTTGTCAAAGAGCGTCTTATATTAATGTGACTTCAAATACTGCATTTTCTTCGTTAAGAATTAATGAAGGATTGTATGGATCAACCTCAAAGGCATATGCTGAAGTTCTTGGATCCGCATTAACATCAACTGATAACCTTCTTTATATTAATGATAACTTCTTGAGTATTCGAGTTCAGAAGGGTGGCGGTTCTGCAGATCTAACTGTTAACGATTATAGTGCTGGAGATTTGATTTATCAAACTCCTGACAATCTAATTTTCTACTTCGATCTCTATACAGGAGTTCGACAACCACAATATAATTTCTTGGCTAAAGTCAAGAGCTGGCAGTTGATCGATGCATCAAACGGTGTTCTTGTTGTCGATCCAATTCTTGGAGCATGCAACACAGCGTTAACAAACGCAGCAACAAATCGTATTTGGAACTTGACAAATGGATATATCACGCTTAAAGATGCTGCATATATTCATGGCAATAATCGCTTCTCAGCTGGTGAAACAGTAACAACCTCTTCATCTCAAACTTTGACAATCGCTGCTGCAAATGCATACACTGGATTGTCTGGTGTTGTTGTTGGAGCAAATACTGCTAACAGTCCAATTCGTTCTATTGTAATTGCAACAAACAATATTTCTCGTGATGGATTGTCAACGCTTGTTGGAAACAGCATTACAATTGTTTCTGGAACAAACATGGGCTTTAAAGCGACTGTTGTTGGAACTGTTGCTAATAATGCTGCTGGTGGCATTGAAGCAATTTTAGATACAACATTACCAGAACATTGCACATCAAATACAGTGTATTCAATTGGAACGCACAAGGTTAATGATGTCGGTGGTTTCTATGGCATTTTCCATATCCCATCAGAAAATAATCTTCGCTGGCTAACTGGCGAGCGTGTGTTTACTGTAACTGATACTGCAACACACAACGACAACGCATATAAAATGAGAGCGGTTGCAAAGTATACTGCTCTTGGTAAGACAAATACTGTTGAGAATGCGCGTAATATTGTGTTGCGTGAACAATCACCAAGCACTGCACGTGCACCAGAACGAGTCACACAAACAACATCAAAAGTTGATGATCGTAAATTTATGGCTCAAACGTTCTTCACTCCAAGATCAAATCAAGTTTTGAATGGTGAAGTGAAGAATGCCTTTGGCGTATATATCACTTCTATTGATTTATTCTTTAAGACTAAACCAACAAATGCTGAAGAATTGTTGCCATTTACAGTTGCAATCTCACCTGTAGTGAGTGGGTTGCCTGGAAATGATATCATTGCCTCAAAAACTCTTGAGCCAGCATTGATCAACACCTCAAATACGCCAGCATTGGCAAATGCAAGTACCCTTACAAGATTTACATTCACAGATCCAGTTTATCTTCTCCCAGAAACAGAGTATGCAATCAAACTAATCACTGAATCTGGTGATTATCAAGTTTGGACTGCAACTCTTGGTGAAGAATACACAGACTCTTCTGGAAACATTCGCCGTATTTCTGAGCAGCCATATATTGGAAACTTCTTCAAGGCTCAAAATGCCTCAAATTGGAATCCAATTCTAAATCAAGATTTGATGTTCCAAATCAATAGAGCATCATACAGCAGTTCAAATACTGTATTCTTCGAATTGAATCCAAAGACAACTGGAACTGCGATTGATTTTTCCACAAACTCAGTATTTGATATGGTTAAAATTTCTTCTACTGAGCAGCAATTCTCTCCAACTTCTATCACTTATGAAGTGAAGACATTGTTGACAGATGGAACTGCCACAGATTATATTCGTTTGAACAATAATGAGATCTACAACTTCGGTAAAGATCTTAATATTTCAAGTGCATCTACTCGCCGCCGCAGATTAATTAAAGCAGGTAACACTGCATCTATTAATGTCAAAGTTACGATGACAACTTCTGATGATCGTATTTCACCAATTCTAAACTTCGAACGTTTGAATTTGTTTACACTTCAGAATATTATCAATAATGCTGGTATTGCAAACAATCTAATTTCTGTCACAAGTCCTGGCGCTCATAGTAATGCAGCAAATATTGCTGTCACTATTAGTGCCCCAGACGTAGGATCGAATAGAGCAACTGCAAACGTTACACCAGCGCTTCTATCTTCTGGCAAAGTTGTTGCAATTAATATTATTAATCCAGGATCTGGATATTTCACAACTCCAACAATTACAATTGCGGAAGCTGGAGTTGGATCAAACGCCACTGCTGTGATTAGTGGCGAAACAGATTCAACTGGTGGCAACATCCTAGCAAAATATCAAACAAAGATCGTCACTCTTGAAGATGGATTTGATTCTGGAGACTTGATAATTCGTCTAGATGCAATTAAGCCAGCAGGAACAGATGTTCAAGTTTATATTAAGGTCTTGTCTGCTCTTGATTCTGATCCATTCATCACCAAGAAATGGCAGCTCATGACAAAATCGCGCGATAATACTTCTGCAGATTTAACAAAGAGAGTTCCGCTAGAGTATCGTCATTCTCTCACAAAGGGCAAGATTGAATACTTCGATGGATCTAAGACAATGCCATTAGGCGGAACCTTTAAGCAATTTGCAGTTAAGATTCGTTTAACGGCTGAAGATCCAACAGTTGTTCCAAGCGTTGAATCGCTCAAAGTGATCGCTGTTCCTGGTGGTTGATGTATGAAGTATGATATCAAAGGAACAAAGTACACTCGTGATTTAAATAACATGGCTGTGCTTTGTAAGGATAAGACCGAAAAGATGAAGTACGAAGATGAACTTCGTAAATATAGAGAAAATCAAACCAGAGACGCAGAGATAAATACCCTAAAGAACGAAATGGCTGAAATTAAATCATTATTGCAAGTTCTGGTGAACCGAGGACAAAATGGCTAACGCAAATATTTCAATTGTTACTGTAACAAATACATTCGACGAATGGCGCGTAGCCAGTAATGATCTAATTTCAGATCGTAATATTCTCAGAAATGCGCACTATGTAAAAGACAATAGCGACTTCACTGTTGCAAATGGTGCAGTAACTATTTCTCGATCAACTGGTGGCGTTGTTCTAACCCTTCCTGGAACGGGTAGTGCTCTTGTTGGTGGCACGACTACGACTACAGACCTTATTGTTACAGATGATGCTTCTGTTGCAAACCAATTGACAGTAAATCCAGGTAACACCGTTCTCTTTGGTAACTTGTCTGTTAGCAAAAATACCACGATGGCTCAAAATGCCAACGTGACAGGAACAGTAAATCTATTAAACACACTAGAAGTTACTGGCAACACAAGCCTTTATTCTAATCTTGCTGTTTCTAAAAACGCTACAATTTCTTTAAATGCTGCAGTGCTCGGCACTCTAGCAGTTTCTGGAAACACAACCTTATCTCAAAATCTTTCTGTTGGCGCAAATGCAACATTCTCACAAAACGCTAACGTCTCTGGCACAGTCAATCTAGCAAGTTTGTTAGATGTTGGTGGAAACACAAACTTATATTCTAATCTCGCAGTTTCTAGAAATGTTACAATTTCCCAGAACGCAAATGTAACTGGAACTGTAAATGTTGGTTCATTGTTGGACGTTGGTGGTAATGCATCATTCAGATCAAATGTTGCTGTCTCTTGGAATATCGCAGCAGGAAATGTTGCAGTAGTACAAAACACAACATCAGGAAATGTGAACGTTGCATCTAATGTGTTTGTTGGCAATGGAATCAATACAAGTAATTTAATTGTACGCAGTCTTGCAAATATCGCAAACGCGAATATGATTAATGCTGTGATCACAACGCTCACTGTTCTTGATCCAATTCAAGCACCAGCCACAACTGCCGATTCAACATACACTCTAAGATTCGGAACAACCACTGATGGCAACGGAACATTTAGAGTCCAACGCTCTGCTGCTTCTGGTAATGCTGAGTTGCTCTGGAATGATGTCACAGACTCTTGGACATTCTTGGCAAATGGTCAATCTGCGAATGTGACTGCAACATTAAGATCATACACAGACTTCTTGCAAAATACTAATTCTTCTGGCGCAACAACAGTAAACTTGTCAAACTCTAACTGGTTCAGATATAATCTACAATCAAGTTCGACATTCACTTTCTCAAATGCACCTCCTGCTGGAACTGCAATGACTGTAACGCTAATCCTCGTTCAAGGATCTGGTGGTGGCAAAACAGTTTCCTGGGGAAATACGATTTATTGGGCGGGTGGTCAAGTTCCACCAGCAACAACATCAGCAGCAGGCAGAACAGACGTTTGGACATTTACAACTATCGATGGTGGTGTAACCTTCTATGGAACACTATCAATCAAAGACGCTCGATAATAAACTATGCCTAGACATAATGAGTTAGAAAAAACATGGTTGCCTGGACCATCGCGAGGGACTCAAACGTTCAACGCGCCAGCAAACCTTGTCATTGATTATGGACGTCATGTTGCAACTATTTCTGGTCGTGGTGGTTCTGGAAATAATCCAGGTGCAACATATTCAATACTTTATAACACAAATTATAATTTAGTTTATCCTCAAGCCAATCAACCAGAAGTTTCTCGACCAATTGTAAATAACAATACAAACTATAATCTTGTATATCCTGTTGCAGCTCAGCCAGAAGTTTCAAGACCAATTAATGGATATAATTTCAATTATAATATTGGGTATTCAGCTATTCCTGGTCCACCAAATAACAATATTGTCTATACGACAAATTATAATTCAGCTAATGTTGCGGATACTTATGGCGTCAACTATAATCTCGCATACCCAGCAAATTATAACATAGTTTATCCTGTAAATTATAATGTTGTATACCCTATCCAGTATAACATTGCATATCCAGTAAATTATAATGTTGCATACCCTATCCAGTATAACATTGCATATCCTGTAAATTATAATGTTGCATATCCAGCAACTTACAATGTTGTATATCCAGTTGCAAATCAACCTGGAACTGGAACTTATAATCCAGCAACTTCGTTTAATTGGAACAGCCAAGTGTATACACTTATCTCTATATTCGAGGGAGGAAGTTATGATTTCTACTATGAGTCCAGTGGGTCAAATAACACTTGTCCATCACCCACAACCTTTTATGGTCCACCACCTGGAACTCCAGAAGCAGTAGAATATAACACAACCAATTATATTTGCACACCTGTAGGAAATAATCAAAATTACAACACAAACTATAACACTGCATATCCCGTAAGTTATAATGTGGTTTATCCAGAAGGTTATAATGTGGTTTATCCAGTAAATTATAATGTTGTATACCCTATCCAGTATAACGTTGTTTATCCTGTAAATTATAATGTTGCATATCCAGCAACTTACAATGTTGCATATCCTATAACTGGGTATAACGTAGTTGGTGTATTCTCTGGTTACAATACAAATTATAATATTGTGAATTCTCCAGGAAATCAACCAGAAGTTTCAAGACCAATTAC